TGTAGTCGTTGCGTAGTCTAGGGTTGCAATTGGAGTAGTATCTGATCCATCTCCTGTGCCACTCTGTACTGCCAAATTTGCAACCTGTAAGGGCCGTCCTATATAAGCCATAGTCTATCCTTTAGGGTATTTATCTTTAGTAACTTTTATTGTAGCCTTCCACCCGTCTATCCCATTGTGATACAGATCGTCTAGCTGATCGGCTATAGTGGGGTACTCTATTTGTCGTTTCCCCTTGTAAGCATTAGCAGCAACATGAGCTTCATACTCTGTAGTCCACTTGTCTTGATCTGCTTTGCTAGGAATACCACCAGGAAACTCTGTGATTACTCCGTCTGCTGTACACATTCCTGCTTGATGGTTGTGTTTCCAACCTATTACTTCTGCTATATTACTCATACTGATATCTCCGTTATTGTGATTGAGGAAGCCATTGAGCCACCAAAGAACCGACTTCCACTAGCACCATTAAAAGTAATCGTGCCAGCAGCAGCCCCACCAGCTCTAAATTTGAAAGTAGTGCTAGAACTTGTACCGCTTGTCATATAATGATTTAACGAAATAATAAAATGACCAGTTGAGCCACTTTCGTAATTCATCGTTCCTGCTAACGCATTAGCTGTTGTATCTTGAAAAAGACCAAGGTGCATTGTAGTAGCAGCAGTATGAGAAACAACCGCTTGAATTTGAATGAATAGCTTGTTGCTTGCCGAAGTTGGAGTAATAGCCAAAGTCATCAATTCTACTCCCTCTGTTTTTTGAGGGATAGTGTCATCAGTGACCATTACTGTAGTCCCTGTAGCCACCGCACTGTCAATTGCATTAACTACCTGTACAACTTTACCTCCGACACCAGTAGCAAATTTCGCAGCCGTAATTTCTCCGTCAAGGAGTGATTCTGTGGTTATCTTTGAAAGTGCCATTTATAGTTTACCTCTCTCTGTAGCGATCAATGCTTCTACATCTGCTACCCATTTCTTACCAGCGTCATTAGCAAGTGCATCCCTTATTCTGCGAGGGGTTATAGTTGATTCTAGGCGTTGGATTTCAGCTATTGCGTTACGGGCAACTTCACCGTCTGCCCATTCTTTTTCCTCTAAATCTTTAGCTGTTTCCTCTGCATCTGTAAATGGAATTGCACCATCGACTGTCATATGATGTCTCATGCGTTTGCCCTCTTGTACAATTTAAATTTACCTGAGACTGTACCAGCACTTAATGACCATTGAAGTGCCGTAACAGCAGTAGTCATTGTATTGTGACCACCAAATACAATTCGTTGTGGGTTGGCAGCGGAAACATTAATCAAGTAGGAGTCACCAATCGCTTGGGTCACTGATGTTGCATTTGGATCAAAAATGGTGACTATAAATGACCCATCTTCCCCAGCAGCATTTCCCATCCCGTTATCTGCCCACATTGGAATATTAGCATCACCATCTTCACCCCATGAAGATAATACTTGTACCTTTGAACGTATTGTTTGGTTTGTATAATTCGAGGTAACATATGAAGGCCCACTACCAGTCCCATATTGAAGATTCAGGTACGCTAAATCAGTTGAAACCGTTAAGTTATGACCAACAGCTTGGTAATCGTATCCTGCCTCCAGACCTGTAAAGGCTACAGTACTTGCAGTAGATGCAGTCACTGTGGACACAAAACTCCAACCACCATCAGCAGGGAGTGCTTCAAATGCTGGAGGACTTCCCGCACCTGTGCTAGTCAATACCTGTCCATCCGTACCAGTCGCAACGGCTACTGGGTTTCCACTGGCATCATAGGAAATAATGTTGCCATCTGTGCCACCAGCTAGTTGAGCTAAACCTACGCTGTCATCAGGAGGATTAACTGTCTGCATAGCCTTACCATTGAAAATGCAGTACATGGTAGAAGGACTTGCAATAGTGCTAGTTGTTAAAGCTGTGCCTGACACACTGTAACTGGCAGGGTCTTGCTTAACATTATCTATGTATAAATCAATATCTACAGAATTAGTAACTGCCTGTGACAAAGTAAAGCTCGTACCTGTAGGCGAACTAAAGGTTTGCTGTGTTAATGCAATGTATTTTTCCGCTGGTACGTTACCAATGTAAGCCATGTGTTCTCCTAAGTGCTAATAGCGTCTATGCGTGAGACTACAGTGTCTAAACTGCTGGCTACGCTTGACTTAACTGTTAAAGCATCACCACTTTGTAGTATAATTTTGGCTCCACCATCTATAAGTTCCAATTGCCCCCCGACACTTATCGGTGTAGTTTTTGCCAGATAGTAATTATTACCACCATTTACAATGTATACGTCTACATTAATGGCACTACTAGCGTGTACATTACAACACCTAATGCCTACTACAGTGTCATCACTGTTACTCGTAAATACTGTTACTGCTCCTGTCCCAGTATTACGATCAATATGTCTTTCAAAATCCTGTGCCATTTCTTCTCCTTTAGAGGGCCACAGCCATAGCTATAGCAAAGCCATTAGTAGCACCTGTAACAGCTGTTTCAAATGTAGGTGCAGCTCCAGCTCCATTACTAGTTAATATTTGTCCTGAATTACCTGTAGCTACCGTAGTTGGAGCTGCGTCAGCACCCCATGTAATTAATTGTCCATCTGTACCAGCAGCTAAGTCAGCTACATCTACATTACTAAGACTATTACCAGTGCCATTAGCATCAAAAGTCTTGTTAGTTAACGTATCAGTAGTAGCTTTACCTACAATTGTATCACTAGCATTAGGTACAGTCAAAGTACGAGTAGTACCAGAAGATACTCCACTTACTTGAAAGGCTAATTGCTTAGTATTATCACCATTATCTTGTACTCTAAAGACATCATCTTGTACACTAGAGACAGCACCAGCTGATATACTGTTTAACTGTGTCTGAATGTTAGAACTTACACCATTTAGGTAGCTATACTCAGTATTACTAATGGTTCCATTGTGTATCTTACTAGCATCTATAGCAGCACTACCATTAATGTCAGCATTAACTATAACTCCTGTACCTATAGTAGTTACACCAGAATTAGAGATAGTTACATCTCCTGACATAGCTACATTGTCAAAGTCAGTACCATCAGCTACCAATATGTGACCATTAGTAGCAGCATAAGAGTCATCAAATAGCTCTATCTTAGCTCCAGTTACAGCGTCATTAGCAATCTTACCTGTGGTAATATTTAAGTCTGTAATATGTGCGGTATCTATAGAACCATCAGCATAATGCTCAGAATCAATAGCATCATCTGCTATCTTAGTACCATTAATAGCATCATTAGCTATCATAGCAGTCTCTACAGCTGTATTAGCTATAGTTACAGCTCCTCCATTGGTAATAGTTACATCACCAGATACAGCTACATTAGTAAACGTAGTGCCATTACCTACTAGTATATGAGCTGAGGTAGCTAAAGCAGCATCATCTAGCAACGTAAGCTCATCTAAGGACTCCTGAGCCATATAAAAGGCTTGCCTACTGTCTAAATCAAGGTCAGTTTCAGTTAAGTTACTGCCATCTACATAGTCAACCAAACGTGTATTTTGAGAGGTATTACGAGCTATCAGTACAACCTCAGAGCCACTTAAAGTAGGACTTGAAATAGTGAGTTGACTATCGTTATTCCAAGTAAATGTAGCAGCTGATCCATCTACTTCTACACTTACATGAGACTGACTGATAAATGGAAAGGTTACAGCAAAAGCTTGTGTACTGCCATCAGCTGTATATTGTACTTTTGAGTTAGCCATCTATTGTTGTCCTAAGTTAAGTAATGTTTGAAAGCCTTGTGGTTGATTTCCTACTTTACGTTGAACATCTTGTATCTTATGATCCACAAAACCTTGACTTAATCTACTAAATTTACCAATAGCTAATTTCATAGCTATTTGTTTATTTTGATTTATTAAATTTTCTAGCATAAGTTTTTGTAGACCTGTAGGTTGTTTCTTAAAGAACTTATTTGTAACCATTGGTTCAGCTACTTTTTTATTTAAAGAAGTCCACTGATCAATTACAAAAGATTTTTCTTCTTCATTCATTACTACATTACCTACTTTTCTTACACTAGAAGGTTGACCTATTTTAGATTCTAATTCTGCAAGTTTATTTATTAAAGGACTTTTAGAAGGAACAAGACCAGGAATAGGACTAACAGCAGCATTCATAATGTTATGAAAAGAATCAAATTCTCCGTTAGTACCAGGAAAAGCTACTACATCTCCTACTAAGTTTTTTTCAGGTAATATTTGTCCATAACCAGGAGTTGTATCTCTAAGTGCTTCTTCATGAGATAATACCATTTCTTCAACTATAGCTTTAAGACCAGTAGCTTCAGGAACATCAGGTTGTTCAGTTGTTCCACGTTGTAATTTTCTTTGTTTTTCTGGCTCTAGACCTCTAGTTACTCCACGTCTTAAACTAGAATAAAAACTTATTCTAGGATCAGCAGCAGAAGCTATACGTTTAAATGTAGGAGTAAGACCTCTAGGGTCTCCAGATAAGAAACTCACTAACTCAGAAATACCTTGAATATAGTGTCTATCTTTTATTAGCTCTAAAGTACCTAGTACTGTAGCATTAACTACTTCATCATACTTTTCTCTAATAAGACCAGTAGGATCACCTTCTTCTTCAAATTTACCATTAAGGCTAACCATAGA